GCGCTTTGGATCATAGTCAGAACGATCAATATCTGGACTATTGTATATGTTTTTACAAATACTACTCCACTTGGAACCTGGAGCACCTGCTACAAAAATATATTTCATTATTCAATCGATTTTGTTTGCTTTAATATATCCAAAAAACTTTTTCGGATTACCTCCCTAGTTGCCTTAACACCTTCTGGTTTAAGTTCACTCTCCTCAAAGAATACTAGGTTAGTGTCACGCCACTCTTTATATTCTGGTCCACGAACAATCGGAGCAAATTTTACTCTATAAAATTCTACGATTTCAGAGGGAGTGTTTGGTGGCAAACACAAAACCCATGCTGCGAATACATTAATACCTGGAGCAATTTCTTGTAGCGTTGGAACATTAGGCATTTTTTCTAATCTACGTGTTCCCGTTATACCAATTGCTTTAATCTTACCTGCTTGGATAAGTGGTTGAGCAATTGTGATTGGCATAATACCAAATTCAGTCCCGCTAGTTGCATCACCTCTAAAAGAAGCAACACTCAATACAGTTGGGTTTGGTCCATTGAATTGAACTGACTGAACTAATTGTTTATTAGACCCTTTAATTTTATCCATAAGATAAACATAAGCAGTCTTATGTGCACCCCCACCAATCGCTACATTGATTGGTGTTTTAGTATTTACTACTAAATCAGCAAACTCTTTTGGTGTATTAACTTTACTGCTTATGTGGGCAACTAAAGCCAATGGGCTTTTACCAAGAGTAAGGACTTCTGAGAAAGAGTCGTAATTATACAACTTAACTTTATCTTCATATACATCATTTGTGACATATAAACTCATATGGCTAAGAACAGCCATAGTATGTCCATCTGGTTCTGCTTTGAATAAATGATTGGCAGCAATAGCTGAGTCTGCACCAGCACGATTCTCAACAACAAACTTAGTTTTCTTATCTGTTTTCGCTAGAATAGATGCTGCTTCTCTAAATGAAATTTCATTACCAGATCCAGGAGCAGTTCCAATTAAAACTTGTACTGGACGTTCGGGTTCCCATGCATGCGCAATCAAAGGGAATAACAAAATTAACATAATCTTTTTCACAAAAAATCCTTTCTGTATAAACTTGTACCATCAACTAAGTCCATAACCCACTCATGATCAACAATATGATAATGTGATGTCTGAACTGTTTTATTTGCAGCATAAAATTCTAAGCCACATTCTTTTAAAAATTTCTTTGATGCCCATTTATAAGTTTTTGGGTCAGGTGATAGAAACTTTTCCTCATACCTACCAATAGACCATTTCTGGAAATCAATATTATCATAAAAAGCAACAAATCGTTCAGCACCTGGAAGTCCACGTTGTCTATTTGTTTTACCCATCATCCATTTAGAATTCAATTCTATAAATGACAAATATTCAGGAACAGTTTTTACTGGTTCTCCTGGCCATCTCTCTAACATATTTCCGATTAATTCGATTTGATCTGGTCGTAGATAGTCTTCCCATGCCATAGTAAACTCTTCTGGCTTTAAAGTAAAATATCTACCATATATCTGGTCACCAAGATATCCACTTATTACTAATCCGTCGTCAAATAATGGAGTCATTAGAGGGAGAGAAAGATGAACCTCAATACCTTTTGGTAAAACATGTTTCTCTAGTAGATTACCAGATTCAATAATAGAACCATAATTACAAAAAACTTTTAATTGCTTTGGATCAGCTACTTGCATAAGAGAAAATAATGCAGTGGTGCTATCAATACCACCAGACCAAGAAACATTTATTTTTTTACCAGTGGAAATTAATTTCTCTGCAGTCTCTATACAAATCTGGCTAAATGGTTTTTTAAATGTAGAGTCGTACTCTGGTAGTGACTCATATTCTGCCATTTTAAGATAATGTGGGATTGTTTTAGTTCTATCCTGGAACATGTCCATATTACCTTGGTGGATTTTAGAATCACCATTACCCCATTGTTCAAGATTTAATTTTTGATAAACTGGTAAAATAGTATCAAAATGTTCTGACTTATAAGGATCCAATTTTTTAGATTGTATAATCTCATGTTCAGTTAATCTATGAATAATACAATTTCTAATCATTCACCTAATCTCAATCTCACTGGTAATAAATTTGATCTAATAGACCATTCACCTCTATGATCAGTTACAACAACATATTCTTTATTTGCAATAAATTTTTGTTTATTATCATGAATAAATTTCTTAGCATATTCTGGTGCTACTATCATAGATTCTGGAATGAGAATCTCATACGCATCAGTTCTATTTACAAAAGCATCTTCTTGTGAAGAATCATACCAAAATATATCTTTTAATATTCTGGTATTTCCATTAACAACTGGGTAGAATGGAATATTCCAAACCCATCCCTTAATCAGAGGTTCCATATTTCCCTGCATCAATTTTATTCCACACACGTTCATGAAAGAAATATAGAATACTATTTACGACAAGAGCAAAGGAAACTACACCTAAACCAACCATCCAAGATCCAGATGCTAGATAACCACCAACAAAGTTAGTAATCGTTACTAGAATACGCCAAGTAACAACCTTGCCTAAACTACGCATTGCTTTTTCATAAAATTTCATACTTGTTCAACTCCTATATTACACTTAGTTAAAAAATCTATTCCACTTGTATCACGATATGAATTTCGGTAATACACTGTATTTATACCTGCTCCATAAATCAGTTTAGCGCAATGAACACATGGAGCATGAGTGCAAAACATGCTAGCGCCAGCGCCAGCCTCACCATCTCTTGCGAGTTTACTGATCGCATTCGCTTCAGCATGAATAACCTCATCTTTTGTAACTGTGGTAACTGTATCATCTGAATGTTGAATAGTGTTTTCACATTCGTTTGTCCAGCCAGCTGGCATACCATTGTAACCGATTGAAATAATACGATTATCTTTTACAACAACTGCACCGACCTGAAGTCGTTTTGCGCTGGACAGCTGAGCAAATCTCTCAGCTGTATCCATAAACGCATCAATCCATTTTTGTTTCATCTTCCAAATCCGAATGGGCATTTAGATTTCTTTTCATCAGCATCCATTTTGTCAGCCAACGCTTTTGCTTTTTTCCAACGTAAATTTCTAATTCCATCAGATATCTGTGGCATGTCCATCGGAATAGTATTTTTAGTAAACCATTCTTTCTCTTCAATCAAGTGACACTTGTATTCTACTTCATTTTCAGTGATTGGTATTAATTGAATCATTGGAGTTCCAGCAAGGATAGTAAATGGCTCAACATCTTTTTTAACAAAAGCATTTAAGTTGGTTTGACATTGCCAATCATAGAATGTTATCGCTGGAGGAATAATAATGTTTTCAACTTCATTGCTCATATTCCACATTGCTTGATGCCAAAGAAATTGTACTCCTGTTTTCTCTTGAATATTCCAAACTCCACCAAACTTAACTTGAATCCAATTATCAAATAAACCATCATACTGAGCACGAGGGTGTTGGCTCATTAAATTCATATTCCATGGATCTGATACACCAAGTTTAGTTGTATTTTCTACTGCAGTTTTTGGGCTACAAACATAATCCATCCACATTGGAATAATTGCGCCATGACGATATAATGAATTGATACCTGTACATTTTTTCACTGATGGTATTTTAATCTTTACACTTGTAGCTTCATCAGTAACATAAACATCAGGATCTAATTTCTTAATCGGTTCTGGATAGAAGTGAACAGATTTTCTGATTTTATATAATTCAAATACTGATTGTCTATACGTAAAACAATCAACAGTTATTTTCTTTTTCTTAAACCAAAACATCATAATTCTTTTATCCTTTTTATCACCTGTTCTGCTGCTTTCATTCCTTCTTTTTCCATCATATCGTCAAATAATTCTTCTCTTGCGAGTTGAATATTATTCAACACAATCATGGCTTCCCGTTCGTCCATTGAGTTTAACATCATCTTAAACTCATCTTCTTCTAAACTTAAAAGGAATAAAATGAAATCTCTGTCTTCGTCTTCAAGATGTCGCACTTTCTTTGGCTTTCTTTATAACTGGAGGAATAAACCCAGCATCAGTTACCAATTTTCGTGTGATCTTTGGATATTTTTTATGTAGTGTCTGGTCTTTAATTGCAATCAATACTTCTGCTTCAGATGGATGACAACCCTCAAGCATTGAAATAAACAATCCCTCTCGTTTAATTGGTTTCAAATCTGCTCGACAGAATACATATAACCTACGCATCTCACTGAACATATTAGTTGGGGTCATACCCAATGGTTCAACTGCAGGTTTATAAGGTGGCGTACCTTCAGGAAGAATCATTTTCTTTTCTTCTTCAAATGCGTATTCAAAAATTAATTTTAAAACTGCATCGGTTTTATATTTTTCAATACACTTTGGATCTGTCTGAATTTCTTCAAGCATTTCGGTTACATATTTTCTCATGTTTTCTTCCTTATTCTAAAAACTATTGCATATCTCATTTGTTCAGCCCATGGTGCTGCTGGCTTTGTAGTGTGTAATGCTCTTCCATCATAAAGGATAACTCTTCCTTCTTTTGGAGGCACAATCGCAAAAGGATATCCTACATTAAATCCTCTTGACTGCCCCAACCCTTTTTGGAATTGTTGTGTGTCACCAGTTGATTCATCATCACTATAAAATACATTTTCTGCCATCCAAGTGGGATACCATTGTAGATTAGCAATGTATAAAAGGGTATAATACCCCTCTTTATTTAACTCAATCGTATCTCTATGAATACCATGAGATCTTTTGATTGTTTCTGATGGTTGAGCATTTACATATACGTTTGCATATGGATATTTCATTTTACTATCAGCAATACCTTCTGGATCACCATCGATAATAAATTCATTATTAAATTGTTTATTGATAGTTTCCCATAGTTCTGATATGACTGGGTGGTCATTGATTAAATCTTGTTCGTTTGCGCCAAAAACAGTTCTGTGCATATATTGGTTATTCACCGATGGAATTGTATCATCCATGTATTCTTTTTTGTTATCAATAGGTTTATAATAGATAACAGAACCAACATCAGGGTATGATACATCTTTACGAGTAGCATGAAAATCTTGACGTATCATATAGTCCCAAACTCGCCAACGAAGTTCGTCTGGTACTATATTATCAAAACCTCGCACATCATAAGTCTTCATTAGAAATCCTCTAGTTCATCCAACAATAAACGACATTTGTGTTCAATCAGATAGTTCATAATAGCCATCTTATCACCTGTCGGTTTGTTATTTAGGTAGTCATCTATAATAGTTTTCGAAACGTCCTCTGGAATAAAATCAAAGTCAACCAGAGTGGCATTACGATGCCAGTTACGTCGTTCTTCATCATTCTTACAAGCGATAAATCCATTCTCAAAGAATTCTTGAAGACGTTTTGCGCTCATAGGTTTCTGACGTTCACCATTCATAAAAACATCGTCTTTACTTAAAATATTTGGAACTCCATCACCAGCATCTCCTTTGACGATATGCTCAATTTTATGTTCAATGATTTCTTTTTTAGTTGCAGTAATATACTTACGTTGCATAGGAGACCACTGTTTAACAGTAGGATATAACTGTAGCTGTTTAAAATCTTTATCAGAAGATAAAATTAAAATTTTCTGCGGTTCTTCAATCAATCCTTGTTGGATTAATAAATTATCCTGAGCATATTTTGTAAGAACTGCAATAATATCATCCGCTTCAGCACGATCTATATGCAAAACTTTATATGGAAAATATTTGGCAATATCCGTGCGCATTTCAGTAAGAGTATCAAAGATAAGTGTCCAATCAAGATCTGATTTATCTCGATTTGCTTTACGCATACCTTTATAGTATTCAAAGAATTCTTTGCGCCAGTATTTACGCCCATCGCAACAGATAACTATTTCTCCGTATTCTTTACCATATTTTTTCTTGTATGATTTTATAGTAGATAAAGTTACGTGGCGAATGAGATTCTTTACTTCAGCCTCACTACCTTTCAACTCACGTTGGAATGTTAAAATTGCGGCAAGAGCCACTTGGGAATAATCAATTAGAATCATTTGCTTCTCTCAGGTCAGTCATACTTAAAAATGTAGCACTACAATATCTTCCATCACCAGTAAATCCGTGGGTCATTTCAGACTTTACTTCTTTGGCTTCATGCATGGTCGCAGAAGCAATTAATATTACTCGATTGTTTTCTATTTCAATCGTTGCTTCTTTGTTTGAATTGCATGAATACAAAACCATCTCCCCACCAGTAAACTTCTTTGGTTTTGTATAGAAATAGTTTAGTAAGGTGAAGAATACATTGTCAGTGTGTGCTTTATAATAATCAGAATTCTCATAGTAAGAAACTAAATGTGTTCTTGCGTTACATGTTAAAACACTTTTGAATAGAGTATTAAATTTTAGGATATTTTCTTTGAATTCTGGTAATGCCATCTGAGTAAACCCATGGCTGATTATGGCAGAATGTCTCCAGTTATTAAATACATGCTCTAGAAAAATACCACGCTTTGATGTAATTACTTTGCCATCAGTTTTCGCTGACTCAAGTTGTTCTTCAGACTTCATTATAGATTGTTTAGTCAACCACCGCAACTCTGTCATGATTTCTTTGAGTTGTTCTTCGGTATAGAAGTTGTCAATAACAACAGCATCTATACCGTCAGCGATATATTTAAATTCCATTAAAATGCGCCAAGAATAATAGTTTCCTCATTAATACGACCATTCGGTTGAGAAGGTTTTGTCTTAAGAGTTTTCATTGCATTAGTCAATGCACGTTTACCCAAAGCCATCCCCTTAAAGAATTCCTCTGGTTTACGTAGCGTGAATGCTTTAGATTCTTTGATATCAAAGCCAATGATAGTAGTTCCCTTAACTGAGACAGTACCATTCTCTGCACGGTAAACACCGACACG